AGAGTCGTTCGGAGATTTTTAATTATGACGAACCTTGAAGAAATCACAAGCTATGCAGAAGACTGCATCAGCGGGAAGATTCCTTCATGCGTTAAGCATAAATGGGCATGTATGAGACTTCTGGGAGATCTCAAAAGGGTCGGTTCACCAGATTTCCCTTATGTGTGGGATGAACAGCAGGCAGACCGGATCGTGAGATGGTTCGCGTGCCTGAAGCATTCAAAGGGAACGCTCGCGGGCCAGCCGATCATACTGGTATCGTGGGAAAAGTTTTCGGTATGTCAGATATACGGATGGAGGAATAAAGACACAGGATTAAGACGGTTTAAGCAATCGTTCATGGAAGTCGGGCGAAAGAATGCGAAGTCTCAGCTGGAATCCGGGATCGCTCTCTATGAGTGCGGACCGAATGCCGTTTATGATGACGAAGTGCATGAAATTTATACGGCTGGAACAAAGCGTGATCAGTCAAAGATCGTGTTCAACGAATGCGATCTGATGACACGAGGCACGCTCATCCGTAAGAAATTCAAGATCAGTCGTGACTCCATCGAGCACATAAAGAGCGGATCCTTCATCAAACCACTTTCGAAGGAAGACGGGCAGCGAGGCGATGGTACTAATCCGGCATGCCTCATCCTGGATGAATACCACCAGCACAGAACAACAGAGTTCTACGCACTGGGACTCGGATCGCAGACAAAGGAACCGTTGCTGATGATCATCACGACAGCAGGGCGGGATCTCACATATCCATGTTTCACGCAGGAATATGATTACACTTCAAAGATTCTGAATCCGGATGTAGATGTATGGAATGATAAGTATTTCGTGGACATCTGCGAAGCAGACAAGGATGATGATCCGGGAGAGCTTACGACCTGGCAGAAAGCGAATCCGATCCGTGCTTTCTACGATGAGGGCGTAGCGAAAATACAGGATGAATGGAACATCGCTCATGATGTGCCGGAAAAGATGATCGACTTCCGGACGAAGATGCTCGATCAATGGGTAATGGCAGCCGTGAACGGTTACATGGACATGGCAAGGTGGAAGGCCTGCGAAGTTGAGAAGTATCCGATCGAGCTGAAAGGAAGACCGGTTTATGTCGGTTTCGACCTCTCAGCAAAGATCGACCTCACATCGGTCGGATTCATCGTGCCGTTCCAGTCGGAGAAGCTGGATAAAGCCGGAAATCCGATCGTACAGTACATCCTATGGACGCATTCCTTTATACCGTCGGTCGAGAAGCTGCGCGAGCATCTCATAAAGGACAAGGTACCGTATGATGCATGGGTTCGGATGGGATTTCTCACAATCACGAACACACCGATCGTTGATCAGTCTGCAGTGATGGAATATGTCCTGAATACGATCAAAGATAACGAGCTGGATCTGCAGTGCCTATGCTTTGATCCGGCGAACGCATCGAAGATCATGATGGACCTGTCCAACCAGGGATACGATGTTGAGGAAGTGTATCAGAGTGTGAAATCTCTGAACGAATCAACACAGGGATTCAGAGAACAGGTATACAGCGGTAATGTGCTTTACAAGCGCAATCCGCTTTTGAATTATGCAATGTCGAATGCCGTAGTACGGCAGCAGGGCGGACTCATCAAAATTGATAAGGACGCAACGACGAAGAGAATTGATCCGGTCGATGCAACGCTGGCAGCGTTTAAGCTGGCACTGTATCACGACTTCGGATCTGAAAAGTATGAAGAATATCTCGACAACTTCATACAGCAGTTTTCGTAGGAGGGTAACATGGGATTTTTTCGGAAATTCCTGAATGCAATATCGGGGACAGAGGCGGATACAAATACCGCAACCGGGTTCACGGATGAGAAGCTGCTGGAATGGCTCGGAATCGATACGAAGGATCCGAAAGCCATTTCAGAGACAACGTATTTCATCTGCCTGAAGGTGCTGTCTGAGACGATGGGAAAGCTTCCGCTGAAGCTGTATCACGAGGATGCAGATGGAGGCCGTGTCCGGGCACCAACAGACGCGGAAAGCGATGTCGTGCAGAATCGTCCGAACAGGATCATGACACCGGCAACATTCTGGAGCACGCTCGAAGCAAACTGCCAGCATTACGGAAATGCATACGCATGGATCCAGAGGGAGTACATGACACAGGGACGGGCAGCAGGCAATTATCGCATCATAGGAATGTGGCCTATGCAGTCGGATTGTGTAAACGTATTCGTTGATGATGCCGGAATCTTCGGAAATAACTCACAGACAGGACAGCTCTATTACCAGTACACGGATCCTCGCGCCGGAAAGATATATGTATTCCGGCAGAGTGATGTGCTTCACATCAAAACGTGGATGACATGGGACGGAGTGATGGGGAAATCGGTTCGCGACATTCTGAAAGAGACAGTTAAAGGTGCCGGATATTCGCAGCGGTATCTCGAAAAGCTCTATCAGTCCGGTCTCACAGCATCCAGCGTGTTACAGTATACCGGAGACCTGGATGATGCGAAGCGGAAGAAGCTTGCAGCGATTTACAATGATCTTTTGACCGGTGCGAAGAATGCCGGAAAGGTTGTACCGCTTCCGGTCGGTATGACGCTGCAGCCTCTATCGTATAAACTCACGGATGCGCAGTTCTTCGAGCTGAAGAAGTATACAGCATTGCAGATCGCAGCTGCATTCGGAGTGAAACCGAACCAGATCAACGATTATGAGAAATCGTCCTATGCAAACTCTGAGATGCAGCAGATTGCATTCCTCACAGATACGATGCTGTATCGTCTCTCGATGTACGAGGAGGAGATCAATTACAAGCTCCTCACCAGGAAGCAGCGTGAGGACGGTTTTGTTTATAAATTCAATGAAAAGGTGCTTCTCCGAACGGATTCGAAGACGCAGATGGAATCCATCACGTCCGGGATCCAGAACGGTGTATATAAACCTAACGAGGGAAGACATTTGCTCGACATGCCATCAGCGGATGGAGGCGATCAGCTGATCGTCAACGGAAATTATGTTCCGCTCACACAGGTCGGAGCAGCTTATGGAGTACAGCAGGAAGGAGGAAATGCAGGATGATACTCAGTATTAAGGGCGATATCGTACAGGATAATGTCAAACGTGCGGTAAATTATCTCCGCGATTGGGGATATCCGCTCGTCGGTGATTATTTCGCGCCTCTCGACTTGCACGAAGCTCTCGACAAGCTGCCGATGGGTGATCGGCTGGAAGTGAAGATCAATTCCGGCGGTGGAGATGTCGAAGCAGGGCAGGAAATCTACGAGGAGCTGCGGAAGAGAAACGATGTTGATATTGAAGTGCAGTCGATGGCAGCATCTGCAGCATCAATTATCGCTATGGCTGGTCCGAGTACGATTTCTCCGGTCGGAATGATCATGATCCACAACGTATCGACATACGGAGTCGATGGAAATCATAAGGACATGGAGAAGATGGCGGAAGTTCTGAGAAACTTCGACGAAGCTCTCGCACAGGCCTACGTGCAGAAGACCGGACGCGAACAGTCGGAAATCCTAAAGCTCATGGACAAAGAGACATGGCTTCCGGCAAACAGAGCGGTAGAACTTGGATTTATTGATTCTATCGCTGATGAATCACAGCTTTTTGCGGCAGCATTAAATCCGCTTAATAGCAAATATGACACGATCCTCTCGCAGTATGAGAAAGCGATGGCTGATCAGAAAGCGAAGGAAGAAACCAAAAACGAATTATTAAAGCGCATCGAAGAACTCGGCGCGTAAAAGGAGAAAAAAAATGAACATTCAGGATCTTATCAATGAAATGAATGGGAAACTCGAAGAGGCAAAGAAGCTCGTCGTAGATGGCAAGCTCAAAGAGGCTGAGAAGCTTACAGACGAAGCACAGGGGCTGAAGAACCAGATCGATGCGCTGAAGGCAATCGATGCACTCGGCGAGCAGGGGCAATTCGCAAACGCTGTAGCACCTGTTCAGGTACTGGCAGCAGGCGAAGGAGAAATCGAGAACGATGCAGTGCATGAGTTCGCAGATGCTGCGCGTCATGGTTTTCGCAACATGTCCGAAGGAACACCGGCAGAGGGCGGTTATACCGTACCGGAAGACATTCAGACTCAGATCAATAAGCTCAAGGAAGATGAGTTTGATCTTTCTGCTTTCGTTGACACTGAGAATGTATCAACCAACACAGGTCGGAGAACATATCAGACCAGAGCACAGGTAACCGGTTTCAGGGAAGTCGGTGAGGGCGCTGCAATCGGTAAGGCTGATGAGCCGAACTTCTCCGTAGTAGAGTACAAGATCAAGAAGTACGCTGGATTCCTTCCGGTTACAAACGAGCTTCTTGCAGATTCTGATGCG